AGGAGGACCCCGACTCTCCATGGTCTCTTTGTACCCCAAAATGAGTCGATAAGTCATGATTAGTGATGATCAAGTCATAGTTAATGGCGATACGGCTGAAACAGGCTCAGATCGGCTCACATCGGTTTTTTTGCCGGTAACAGCTCCACGAATTCACTCACCGCTCAATGATTTGCCGTCGCGCGGCTTTGAATTGATTGATTTTGCCGATCAGATCATTGATGGCGGCTTTATGCCGTGGCAAAAGTGGCTAGCGGAACATTCATTGAAGCTTAAACCCGATGGCAGGTATTACCATCCTGTAACGGTGGCCAGCGTTGCAAGGCAAAATGGCAAAAGTACCTACATGATGGCCCGGATCATGATGGGCCTGTTTCATTGGAAAGAATCCTTACAGGTTTCCACAGCTCACAGATTGGTGACATCGCTGGAGCAATTTCGATCCATTGTGCAGGTCATTGAAAGTCATGACGATTTGGCTAAACAGGTCAAGCGAATCCGATGGCAACATGGAGCCGAGGAAATCGAAACGCTCGATGGATGTAGGTTCATCATCAAGGCCGGAGGATCGGCAGCTCGCGGATTGTCTAAACCGGAAACGGTTCACATGGATGAAATACGTGAAATGCACGACATGGAGACATTTGCATCGATGCGCTATACATTGATGGCCGCTAAGAATCCACAGGTTAATTGTTTTTCCTCAGCTGGTGATTCTCATTCCGTAGTGTTGAATCAGCTGAGAGAGCGCGGATTGGCCGCAGCTAGTGGGGCCAGCGATGATGTGGGTTATTTTGAATGGTCAGCTCCCACCGATGAAATTTCCTTGGAAAACGCAGCTTTTGCAAATCCCGGATTAAACATAACAATTCACCCGGATAACATTCGAGCCGTTTTCAATGATCCACCCGATGTGGTTATGACCGAGGTATTAAACAGATGGGTTCAAACAATTTCTAGCATAGTCGGAGCTAAGGAATGGCAAGAATGTGGCGATGAAACAATTGATCTCGACGATGACAAGCTCACATGGATGGCAATCGACATTTCGCCCGATCGAAAACACGCCGCATTGGTAGCGGCGCAAAAACTCGGATCGGAGTCATTTGTCGTAAGGCTATTGCACACATGGGAAAATTCAATCCAGCTTGATGATCGGGCAATTGCCAACGATGCGGCCAGCTATTGCCGCAAATACCCAATTGAGTATTTGCTATACAGCCGACGAACATCCGGAGCCGTTGCAGCTCGTATGCAGCCGGCCGGTATCCCGATTCACGACATGGACAGCGATTATCCGCAAGCCTGTGATGAATTATTGGGTGCAATCAATTCGGGGCGATTAAAGCATCGGAATCAAGCTGCGCTTACCGAACAAATGCTTTCAGCTGTGCAATTGCGTAGAGGCGATGGCGGATGGGTTATAGGCAGACGGGCCAGCGGTACGGCCGTGGCGGCAGCTGTGGCCGCGGCACTTTGTACACACTTTGCGACACGCCCAGAAACGGAAATCGACATTTTAGTGGGTTGATGCTTGACATTTTGAGAAAATGGGTGCATGGGATTATTTGACCGAAAGCGCACTATTGAAACCGTTGCAATACAACGCGGCGCGGATGTAGCTGCACAAATTGGGCCAGCTCCAACGCTAGATGCATTTTTCCCGTTTGGTGGAGCTGATTACATTGCCAGCCGTGAGGAAGCAATGAGTGTGCCAGCAATTGCACGCGCACGAAACATGATTTGTAATTCAATCGCCACGATTCCGATGCTTACACGCGATAAGGCAACAGGTCAGGTCATCGATCAACCGGTTGTGATCAATGATCCCGATAAGCGTGTGCCGGGCGCAGCCTCATGGTGTTGGGCAGCTGAGGATTTGTTATTCACCGGATTTTCTTATTTTCAAATTATGGATTTATTTGCAGACACAGGCCGCGTCCGTCAAATGTGGCGCGTTGCTCCCAATCGTGTCGGTGTTTTCTTAAATGACAAAGGCACGCAGATTGAGTATTACACCGTCGATGGAAGTCGTGTTCCTATGTCAGGTGTTGGCTCACTCGTTGTATTTTATGGCAACGACGAAGGTTTATTGAATCGAGCAGGTCGCACAATTCGCGCCGGTGCAGAGCTTGAAAGAGCTGCTGCAATGTACGCGCGCGAACCTGTTCCATCGATGGTGTTGAAATCTAACGGAACAGCATTGCCAGCCGACCGCATTGCTAAGCTGTTGGATGCATGGGGCGCAGCACGACGCAATCGTGGAACAGCATTTTTGAACGCCGATGTTGAATTGACCACCGTCGGATTTACACCGGAACAGATCGGCCTTAATGCTGCACGCGAAATCATTGCGACAGAATTGGCTCGCGCCGTAGGAATACCGGCTTACTTTATTGACGCGCCTACCGGCTCATCCATGACCTACGCGAACGCCAGCACGGCGCGTCAAACCTTATTGGATTTTTCACTTTTGCCGCTCATGAACAGCATTTCCTCAAGGCTATCAATGCCGGATTTTACGCCATCAACACAGCGCGTGGAATTTGATTTGAAGGCATACCTACGCGGATCAGAAAAAGAGCGTGCAGAAATTTATAAGATTTTATTTGAAATCGGTGCGATTACCACCGATGAAATTAGACAAATGGAGGACATGATCTCATGAAGCTGACAACACCAATGCAAATCACGGCAGCCGATTCAGATGCTCGCACAATCAGCGGCCGAATTGTTGCTTTCAATGAGCACGCAAATGCAAGCACCGGCAAGGTAGTTTTTGCACGCGGTTCAATCCAGCCAAACGATGTTTTTCTTAACCTTGAACATGACAACACACGCAGAATTGGCAAAAGCATTGCCATGAGTGTGAATGACAAGGAAATGACAGCGACATTTAAGATTGCCAACACAACAGCTGGGACCGATGCGCTTACTGAGGCCATGGAAGGCTTACGCGATGGATTCTCAATTGAATTGGCCGTTGATAATTACGAAATGCAAAAAGATGGCACCATGAAAGTTCTCAATGGAGAATTGACAGCCGTCGCATTGGTCACAGAGCCAGCCGTGCGATCAGCCCGTGTCAGCGATGTAGCCGCATCACAAGATTCTGAAACTCAAGAAGTTGCAGAAATAACAAACCTAAATGAAGGAGACAAAGTGGAAAACACTACCGAACAAGCCGCTCCTGCCGTTGAACCGGTAGCAGCTCCAATCGTCGAACCTGTACAGGCATCACGTCCGGCCTATTACACATCACCACGATCACCAATTGTGGACAAGGTTTCTTATCTAGAGCATTACCTCAAGGCAAGCATTTTGCATGACGAGGATTCTCGTCAGTACGTTCGCGCGGCTGATAACACAACATCAACAGCACCGGGCATGATCCCAACACCACAAAGCACACAGGTAATCAATGCACTTGCTAACGCAGATCGCGGAACAATTGACGGCATTAGCCGTGAAACATTGGTTGCCGAAGGCATGACATTTGAGCTACCTCGAGTCACAGCTGTGCCGAGCGTTGATGCAATTGCTGAGAATGGCGCAATCACAGAATCATCACTATCAGCGACATTTTTATCAGTTAGCGTTCAACCATTCAAAGGTCGCGCAATTTCAACGGTTGAATTGATTGACCGTAGCCGTCCGGAGTATTTGACAGCTTTGTTGCAGAATCTTGAATTTGCTTATGCAAAAGAAACTGACGAATACGCACTTGCAGCAATGCAAGCTGCTGTTACTACCACAACAGCACAAACAGCAAATTCAGCAACAGGATTCCTTGGCTACACATCAAAGGCAGCCGCAGCTGTTTATGGCGCATCACTCGGTTTTGCTCGCTCATTGATCGTTTCACCAACACAATGGGGCAACATCATGGGTTACAACGACAATGGCGCACCTCTATACAACGCGGCACAGCCATCAAACGCAGCTGGAAACGTACGCGGCGATTCATTGCGCGGTGTAGTTTCACCGGGCTTAAATCTTTATGTTTCACGCTCATTTGGTAACGCTGGCACAACAACAGCTGACGGCGATTCATCAATGGTAGTTGTGAACCCAGATTCATACACATGGTACGAATCTCCACGCTTTACGCTACGCACAAACATCAACAGCGATGGAACAATTGACATCCTGTACTACGGCTACGGGGCACTAGCTGCCAAGGTTCCGAACGGTGCACAATTCAATAACCTTCCATAAATAAATCAATCATCGGTGATGGTCGCTCCCGAACATCGCTGATACGAAAGGAACCGAGATGCCAGCAATAGTCACAGCCTCACAGCTGAGAACGATTCTTGGCGTCTCGGTTTCCTTGTATTCGGATGCTCAGCTCGATTCATTTATTGATTCCGCTGAACAAACGATTTTGCCTTTACTGACCCAATACCAATCATCGGTGACATTTGCCAATGTGAGTGATTCCGTCATTTATTTCACTACACAACGGCCAAATTATTTTGTGCCGGGGCAGTCTGTTGTTGTAACCGGGGCCGGAACTTACAACGGAACTTATACAGTCACCGATGATCGGATTGAGCCATACACATTTACCGCAGCAACAGCCGCGGCTGATCGAACATACCCATTGCCGTTTATTCCTAACGCATTGGCTACCTTATCCGGTGGGTCAGCCGCGCAGCTGTACGCAAATACGCCACCAATTGAAAACGCAATTTTGGTTGTATCGGTTGAGATTTTTCAGAGCATTACAGCTCCCGGCAATCAAATCATGTCAGACACATTCCAGCCGCAACCATTCATTTTAGGTAGAAGTCTTACAAACAGAGTTATTGGCCTTTTGGGGCCATTTTTAGATGTCGAAACGATGGCACAATGACAATTGAATCAGCCATCCGCACGCCACTTAAAAACGCACTTTCGACAATTGCAGCGAATGTGTACAACGGAATTCCGGAGACAATGACGTCTCCAAGCATTTGTTTAATCCCGGATGCGCCGTATCTTGAGAGCCTACTCATCAACGGATCAACCACAAAAGTCAAAGTTAATTTGACCGTGACAGGCGTAGTTGGCTATTCAAACAATGCCGCAGCTTTAGACAATTTAGAACAGCTTATGATCAGCATTATAAGCACAATGCCAGCCGGCTACGAAGTCGGCAATGTCAATCAACCACAACCATTGGAAGTCGGTGCTGGTAAATACCTTACGGCCGATTTACAAGTAAGCACCTACTACACCAATTAAGGAGAAAATAAATTGCCAACAACGATCATTACCGGACGCGATTTAGCGTTCACAATTGCCACAGTTTCCTATGATGCACAAGCAACATCGGTGACACTTACAAATGAACACACGATTGAGACATACCAAACTTTAGACGGCCGCGCTTACAAGGCGATCGATGATTCCTGGACTTTAGATGTTGAAATGCTTGCAGATTGGGGCGCATCCGGTTCATTATTGGAAGCGATGTGGACAGCCTGCGAAAGCGCACCAAACACAACATTGGCAGTTTCATTAACAGCTGTAACAGGCGCGGTTTTTGCTTTCAACATCCTGCCTGTGTTTCCAACGGTCGGCGGTACAGCACCGGACGCACAAACCGTTTCAATGTCATTCCAAGTTGTCGGAACACCTACCGAAACCTTTAGCTAAGAAATAGAAACGGGAGCAAAAATGAAGCTAGCGATCACAATTGAATTCACGGCCGGGGACAGTGCAACATTTGTTGCATTGCCACCGGAGTGGATGAAATGGGAACAAAAGACAGGCAACACAATTCAACAGGTACAAGACAAGCTCGGCATTGCCGATTTGATGTTTTTGGCTTATCACGCCATGAAACGCGAATCCGGCGGCAAACCTGTCAAACCTTTTGAAGCATGGTGTGAAACCGTAACGGACATAAAGATCGGGGACATTGATAGCCCAAAAGCTATCGATCCGGAAGCCTAAATCGTTTGATTTGGGAGTTAGCAATAGCGACCGGATTGTCACCGTCTCAATTTGAAACGGCCG